CATATTCATCACCAGGTTCATATCCCACACCAGGTAAAACTTCCATGTCTATAATATCTTGACCCGTATAGTAATCATCATAAGATTTAGGAGCAGGATTATATCCATATCCTCCCATTTGTGCTGTTTGTGTTTCTGTTCCAGGATCACCACCCGCTTCTAAAATTCTTAAAATAGTTCTCCAGTCCGATGGATCGACAGCTGCCTGTTCTTGCAGTCCTCCTAGTCCTCCCATCATTCCTCTCATCCTTGGGTTGGGGTGTTGTTTAGTTGGTCTTTGATATTGATTCATTATCGCTTGTTCACGTCGTGAATCGTTAAAGGTTCGATATTGATTCATTATCGCTTGTTCACGTCGTGAATCGTCAAAAGGAACATTAAAAGGAACATTTCTATTGCGTCCCATATCAGTGAAAGCAGGCTCATTGCCTGACACTACAGTTCTTCCTTGATTACGGTACTGAAACTGAGGAGGAAGTGAAGGATCAACTCTTACATCCCGCCCCATGGAACTGTTCCATCCATAATAATTATCCAGTGCATTTGGTCTGGGTTCTCTTCCGCCTTGTCCTCTGGGTCCTGATACCATTATACTTTTCCTACCACTCCTTCTAAAATTTTGTGAATCGCTACCTTGACTAGCACATCCTGTCGTATGTGATGTGACTGTGTGGCAGTTGCAGGGTCGGCAACATCGTCATCGGCTTCCTTCGCCGAGCCGTATTCCTTTCCTGTTTCCGTGTTCGTAATGGTAATTTCCGCGGGGACCACAACCTTGGGAACAAGTTCCCCGTTGATCTCCACGTGTTCTATTACCGCATCATCGTTTATAGGCATAATCTCTCCTTATAGCAAGTATTATCTGCTTTATCAACCATTATGATATCTCCAGTATCGCCAGATAGACGTTCACCGGCTGTGCGCTGTTGTTGATCTTCAGTATGTCGCCAGCCTCCATAACCCCAATGTCACTGGAAGCCAGATAGAAGAAGGATTCCGTGGCATTGTCCGCCACCGCGGCGTTGGTGCTGAGGGCCGTTGAATTTATCTTCAGCGTGATTGAAGCCGATCCACCTGAATCGTTGTACGCCCACGCGGTCTTGACAAGCGTGGTTGTCTCCGCAGGAACGGTATAGATTGTCGCGTCCCCTGTGGAGGTAACTGTCGTCATAACTTTTTTATAATTGTTGGCCATCTAGTTTAGGTACCATGATAAAGCTTCATCTTCGTTCTTTAATTGTTCTGGTGTGTAGGAAAAATTCAGAAGCAGTATTAGCTGATCCAGCGTCTGAATTATCTGGTTAATTTGTTCCTTGCTGTACTCATCCTGCGCCGCAGGAAGTCTTGGTATGTTTATCTGTGCCATTATGTCATGTATCCTTGTATTTTTTGTTGCGTCGGACCAGTCAGTGCTCCGATCCCAGCTCCCAGTCCTTGCCGCAGTGGTTGTTGTTGTGGTCCTTGTTGAGGCGGTGGAGGCGCAAATGGATTATTATTCATCAAAGAAGGTATACCCGTAGGAGCATTCGGATCCGTATAAGGTCCTCCTTCCTGTCCCTGATTGAACTGCTGCCACGCCTCATACGCGTGACCGAATGCCGGGTTGTATCCCATTCTCATTCCAACTCCTTGTCCGCTTCCCGCCAGATGCGACTGTGCCTTCTGGGAAAAATTCCTGAAGTCCATGTGTTTCCCCCAAAGGTCGGACTGTCTTCCATATTCCTCTTCCGTCAATGGAACGTAATTCTCTCCTCCAAATCCCTTAGTGGGATCAAAGACAGACCTCTGTCGTGATAATTGCTGTTGCTGTTGTCCGGGGAGTCCTCCAATTCCTGTAGCAAGTCCGGCCGCAGTAAGTTGGTCCATTAATTCCGTTTGATCTTTTCCGCCGCCTGCGACCCAGTCACTTCTGATCTGGCCCGCTTTCCTTGCATTCTCGTTAGCGGTTAGGTAATCTTCATAACCGCCTCCGCCTCCCCTGATGTAAGGGATTATGTCATTGCCACCCGTGCTCATGAATCGCTGTCCGCCACGCATTATTTCCTGCGTCTCCGCTGAAACATCTCCTCGTGCCTCGTTTCTCTGCTGCCATCCCCGATATTCAGGGGTGTTTCTAAAAGCTTCCTGCTCTTGTGCCCACGCCGCTTTCATGTTTTTCCTCTGCTCATGCAAAGGAGCAAGGTCCCTGTTGGCGTCGGAAAAATCAATTGGATCTATTGGATTTTCTTCTCGGTATTTTTTTTCAAATTCCCAACGGTTCGTATCCATTTTCGGTGCAAAATCAAATTCATAATTCCTCACCCAGTCCGCCATGGAAATAGGCTGAGGTGGTTCTTGAGGATCCACTGGAGGAGGCACTGGATCCGGCGTCGGTGTCTCTGCCTCCGGAAGGGATGAAATTCCCCCTGTCGGTACGGCAGGTGTCAAAGGGTCGGGTGCGGCGTTGCCAGTGTATTCCGGATCAACCGTCTCCTGTCCTGGCATCTGGAACTTTCCAAACTGTTCCGTCAGTCCCGCGATTCCTGTCTCGATCTTTCCCAGACGGGTCTCCAGTCCCTTGAAATCATACGGAGACTGCTGATTGTATAATCCTGCCTGCCTGCGGGCGGTGTTCATTCCAAAAGGATTGTACATTATCTCATGCCGTCAGGTTGCACGTCCGCACGGTAAGTTCCGTAGCGCCATGTCGCGTTAAGGGCAGAGCTCGTTATCTTTATTGCACCCTGTCTTCCCCTAGCACGTGTGTCCACCTTTGTGGTGGATGTAGTTACTTCGAAAGGACCGTTGGTAACGGTGCTGCTTGTGGGGTATAGTTTGAAATCCAGCTCCACGTTGACTGTTCCCGTTAAATTTTTAAAGTCGGGAATGAAACGCCTGATTGACATCAGTCTTTCACCCGCTTCCGGTATGACAAATTCCCCTGATTTTATTTCGGAACTAAGAGCTGATCCGTCCGCGTTGTTTCCGTTTTCCTGTGCGTGCATGAAGCTTCTTCCGTCAGTAAGTCCGGTGATGGTGCTTATTGTTGAGCTTGAATCAGTTGCGCTGTATTCTGTTGCATACGGGTATTGGTACACGCCCTTGTCCGCCCATGAGGATCGTGACAGTGTTCCATTGTACCAAACTTTTTCCGCGTAATTGAAAGTTGCCAGCCTGTCTATGACCGAGGATCCATTTGAAGCGTAAAACCAGGTGACCTCATTGAACTCACTGTTCAACGCGGCGAAGGTATCCTTTTGTGAGGCTTCGTCAATGTCCTTAAATACATGATCTTCAATTGAACATGGAATCTTTTGAACGGAACCGTCAAACATGAAGAATGAATCAGTTCCCATCCAGTATGCCCTTCCGTTACTCTCCGCTGTCGCGTGCAATCCGCACGCTCCGCACGCGGATCCCAGTTGTGAAAATCCAAAGGTGAATGGAGCGCCAATCAACTGCATTTGATAGAGAGCCGTATCCGTCCAGATCAAAACCGCGCCACGTGAACGTTCGGCCGAAACAAGCTTGCTCCCGTCAGTCAGCCTCTGTGTTCCCGCCGTATTGGTCGCTGTAGGTGTCCAGCTGTTTACGTTTTCCTGATCACACCACCTGATGAACATGTCATCACGAGTGCTCGCAGTTCCAATCGTTGTCTCGGTTCCGAAGCATATGACATGCCTGTCCGTACCTGAAACCATCATGAACCTGCTGGATGTAGGTGCGTTGGCCACCGTCGTATCCTCCGCTCTTTGCACTGTTGTAGTGCTCGCGGATGTGTCCCAGTAATAAAGTCCGCCGTTCAACTGCTGGGCCAAGATGTCCTCTCCCCAGTTGTCCAAGGACCACTTACCTGAATCCAGTTCAACACTGTTTGGCGCGGCCAAGGAAGCACGGGATTTTCCCCATCCCGGTCCGCCACTGACGCCACCCCAAGGTCCTGCTCCCCATCCATATCCCAGTATGGATGTGGCCGGATTGGTATTGATTTGGTATTCAGCTGTCGCGGATCCTCCTGTACGGCCTGTTCCGCCTTCCGTTCCCTTTGATGTAATGACATAAACGGACGTTGAAGTTACTGATTGAATTTCGAATTCACCCTCAAGTTGGGCAGCAGTTATTGAACTGCTCCCAGGAGCAGTAGCTGAACTTATGGTTACAAAATCACCTTCAATGGCTCCATGCGCCGCGTCAGTTACGCTTACATTGCTCGCAGAAGCGGTTGTTTCAAACTGGGTAATGGCGTCCCCTGTAGATCTTATGGGCGTGATGTCATACCACGCTCCGTTCTGGTAAACGTAAAGTTTCTTGTTTGTTCCCGTGATTGCGTACTGATCGCCATCGAGAGAGAACCATGTAATGATTCCCCTCGCCGCTCCCACCAGAGCGTCGGATGTAACCTTGGCCCATCCTCCTATTTTTTCTGGAAGACCGTAACGAAAACGAACGTTGTCCGTATTGGTCCAGCGCCCTTCGGCACCGTATTCAGTGTCCTGCTTGTCAACCCCCGGAGCCACCTGTACCTTGATCAAAGTCATGAAGCCTCCTAAACAGCGCTATCGTAAACGCGTATCCATTTGTCAGTGCCGTTAATCCTTATCCTTACAGCGCCGAACTTGGCGCCAGCTTCGGCTGTTGAAGTGGAAATGCTTTTTGAACTGTCCGCTGCCGTTGTTCCCTTGTAGTTGGTAAAGGCGAAATCCTGATCCAGCTGTTCAAGTTCTATGCATGGTACTGCGCCTGTCGCACTTGTTTGTGTAATCCCCAGCTTGGCCAACGGTGCTGCGATTCCAATTCCAACACGATCATTAGTCGCCTCAGTTCTTAATAAATTAGCATCTCCGTCTCCTTCAAAACGAGCATCCAAATCAGCTCCTGTTTCATTGAAAATGAAAGTTCCGCCGTCAAATGAAACATCACCGGTTGCATCAAGTGTTCCCCCGGATGATATATTTCCTACGTTGGACAGTACATCAAACATTGTTGATCCATCCGTGTAAACCAGGTATTTGGTATTAGTGTAAGGAAGAGTAAATGGAGTTCCCCCTGCCGGTCCGAATGTAAGCGTGTACCCTCCCCGAGTGGAAGCGTCATGAATGAAATACCAATAAGGATTGGCCTCGCATTCCAAAGCTACATTACCGGATAAGGAACCCGTTAATTTAAGGGAAGCCCTGCTTTGCTGGTCCCCCGTCCCGCCGCTTGCAGTTGTCAATGCCAGAGTTCCGGAAGTAGCGACACTTACAGCCGTGTATCCCTTGATGGCATTTTCTACCTTCTCCAGATTGTCATTGGTCTTCGATCCCCACGTACCGGCGTTGGCGCCAGTCGTCTGAAGGTCCAAATTTAATATTGTCGAGTCTGCCATGTTTTATCCTGTCGGTACCACCGTCCATGTGTTTGTCGCGGAGTCGTCCACTCCGTTCCAGATTGTTAACTTCAAGTCTCCAACCGCGAATACAGCTTCGACCCCTGTCGGAATGACTGTAGCCGTTCCAGTCACCGTTGCCGTTCCAAGCGCGAAAGTTGCCGACACTCCAGTTGGGAAGTATATTGACTCCAGTGTAACACTTCCGACGCTGAAAGTCGAGGAAACTCCAGTAGGAGTAACGTTCGCATCAGCTATGATCGTAGCGCTTCCAAGGGCGGATGTGATAACCACTCCTGTTGGAGTCACATTAGCATCAGCTGTTATGGTTGGAGAGCCAACCGCAAAGGTTGCCGCCACTCCAGTTGGAATGACAAGGGTCTCCGGTGTTACAGTCGCAGTTCCCAGCGCGAATGTCGCCTGGACCCCAGTAGGTGTTACCCTGATTGATTCTCCATCATCAGTTGTTTCACTGAAAGCCAGCTGTCCAATCGCTCCCGCACCGAAAGCCATTATAGTTTATCCATTGATGACGCAGCGAAAGTCATTAGAGTTTATCCATCTCAGCCTTGACCAAAGGCCATGTAATTTCTGAATGAGGATTGGTTTTAGTTGTTATTGCTGTTCCGTTATTTTCTCCAGTAACCCATTTAACATTATTAAAATCTGTTTCAGTAATTTCATCCTTTTCCGTAGATAAGGTCGCTTCCACGTCTGGTTTTAAAATAAATAATGCTTTATAAAATTTATCAATATTGTTCATCCTGCAATCTCCATAACTGTAATGCTTGAAGTGTCGTTTGATATATTCACACTAACACTATTTGCTTCCCTATTTTTCATTTGTCCCTTGTATGTAAGTGCTGATGTTGAGGAAGGACTGTCAAGTGCAGTTAAGGTGGCGTTCTGTCCTAACTGATTTGTTGATCCATATCCCATATTAATTGACGTACCAAAACCAGAAGCTCTATAAATTTGTAAAGTAACACCAGATGTGGCACTAGACTCTGAAGAAATTCCTGCTACGTGCATAATAACATAAATCTTGCTTGATGTCGCTGAAGGCGTAATGTCAACAGTCAAATTTGTTATGTCCACCATAGAAGTACTGCTTGTAGTGGTTGCTGTTGTTGTGGAAGCTCTAACAACCTGTAAAACGTTTCCTGTCACCGCTGTTCTACCCGTGCCTCCATTGGCAGCTGGAAGCGTTCCCGTTACGTTCGATGTCATGTTAACAAAAGTAGTAGCCGTTGAGCCAGTGCCGCCGTTCCCTGTAGGAAGCGTGCCAGTCACCTTGGCTGTCAGATCTATTGATCCCGCAAGTCCTGCGTTTTTAACCGTTGTCAGTGCCATGCTATGCTCCTATTATTTTCATTGCAGAAAAAGTTGTTCTATTGGCGTAAAGAGTTGCGGTTTCGCCTGAACTTTGATATATGTACAGTTCAACATAATCCGTGGTATTCATCTCTACGGGAACTGAACCCATATAACCTGAAGGTATATTTGTTCCTGGTGAGGAAGTTTGAATATACCCAAATCCATAAGCAACTCCATTTTTATAAAGCTGCATATCAACTCTTTCACTATCATCAATTACATCTTGCGAAAAGCCGTATGTGAATAAGTATTTCCCTGCTACTGCGGGAGTAAATTTATTGCTAGCAAATGTGCCGTCAGTATCCCATTTTTCAGTTGCTATAAGCACCTTTGTCCAAGTGGCATTACTAATACTCTGGTTACTGGCTAAAACTCCAAAAAATGCAGGAGTGTTTGCCAGTCCAGCCGCCGCCAAAGTGGCAGCTCCCGTTCCTCCAAAGCCTACAGGCAATGTGGTAGTGGCCGTGCCACTCCCGTCGGATTGCAAAATAGTATTGCCACCCGTATCCTGTATCTTGTCTACCTGTATCGTACTTGCCATTTACTGCTCCTAGCTTTTCGGGTTTGCATCTTTGATCGCCTTGATGCGAGCTTTCCAGGCGTCAATGTCCTTGTATATCTCGTCCAGCTGATCGCCGATATCACCGTAGGCTGCTTTGCGCGTGCCTCTCACGACGTTGTTCGCTTCAGTAACATCCCCAGCGGCTTCGTGTCCAGCAAGGTCGGCATCGGAAGGCTGTGCGAGCCCCGCGATGTTCCATTCCTTGATGT